GATATAACGCCAGAGGACATTCAGGCATTGTGCCAGATGAACCCTCTGGCAGCGGAGCAACTGAGGGGCATTGTACTACAGCGGAGCATTGCTGCGAAGGATGCCCAGATTGCTAAGTTGTCAGCGACCAACGGACACATAGAAGAAACGGATACCAGCACACCTCAATGAACGCATATGTGACAGTTGATCTACTCAAGTCGAGCAGCGTGTTGAACGTCACCGGCAGCGGTGATGACACTAGGCTGCGCCTACTCGCTGAGTCGCAGAGCAGGGTTATTGACAGGCTTGCCAACAGACATTTTTATTCCCTGTCAGCGACCAGAACCTTTGACAGCGATGGTGGGATTAGGATGTTTGTGCCTGACTTGGTGTCAGTCACAACCCTCAAGACGGATGACAACATTGATCGAACCTTTGAGAACACATGGGCGACAACCGATTACCTGCTCAGACCTAACAACGCTGATCCCACGACTAGGTTCAACATGAACTCCAGACCATACACGGAGATACTGGTTGACAGCAACGGGGACAAGGACAGTTTTACCAGAGGCGAACAGACGGTTGAAGTGGCTGGCAACTGGGGATGGTGGGAACACAAGTTAACGGCAACAGAAACGGCTGACGCAATATCTTCAGCAACTGCCAAGACTTTCTCGGTATCTGCACGGACTGATATAGAGGCAGGTCACACTATCCTGATAGACAGCGAACAGATGTATGTCCAGAGTTATTCAGGTAATACATTGACCGTAATTAGAGGCGCAAACAACACAACAGGGGCAACCCATAGCGGAGGTGCTGCAATCAGCCTCTACGAGTATCCTGCGCCCGTTATGGAGGCAACGATCATACAGGCTGCAAGGATGTGGAAACGCAAGGACTCCAGTTTTGCCAACGCCATTGGATTAGAGGGTGGAATCATGGAGGTGTTTCGGGGCGTGGATCAGGATGTCCGACAGGCGATTCAGCCGTATAAGAAACTCGCTATGGGAGTGGCATGAACTTGGACAATCGTAATATCTGCTTAGTGGCACAGGGAATACGCAATGGCATCGGAAATAGCTAATGCAAAAGACGGTCTGCTCACAAGGCTGGCAACAATATCTGCCATCCGCAGCACGTTTGACTATCCTCCAGATGGTCTCAACGAGTTCCCTTCTGCCGTTGTGCAGTTTCAGGGTAGGGATGTGGGACAGCAGGGAATGGGTGAGTCAGGCACGTTTATCGGGGAGTTTGTAATGACCCTGTTGATAGCCAGCGCAGCAACGAAACAGGCATTTGATGAACTCGATGCTTTCATGGAGCCGGATGGCACAAACTCAGTCGAGGCAGCTATAAATTCAGACAACACATGGAACAGTTCGGTGGATGACGGAAGGCTAACAGGCATATCTTCTATAGGTTTCAGGGACGTTGGTGGAGGCAGGTATGTAGCTGCCGACTTCAATTTCTCCTGTATGAAAACGGTGTAATAATCATGGCAAAATTTGATAGTCAGAACAGCAAATTATATGTGAACCAGTTCGATCTCTCCACATACAGCACAGATGTGTCAATTGGTGGTGGCAGGGGGCTGAATGAAATCACGACTTTCGGCGATTCAGGGGCAAAGTTCCACCCGACCAACCAAACAGAATCACTTAGCTGGAGCGGTTTCTATGACTCCACAGCGACAAGCGGACCTGATGCGGTGTTTGGTGCTTTGCGAACCTCGACAACCGCTGCCGTTGTCTCTTATTTCCCAGCCGGTGACACAATTGAGTACATCGGGGAGGGAATACCAGAGGGATTTGTTAACACCTATGAAATCGGGTCGTCAGTTGGCAGCGTGGTGACGGCGACCTCAACAATAGATGCTGGCAAGAGGCTCAGAACCAAGGTCGCTGCCCCTTATGCCACGGTCACGGCATCCACATCAACGACCTATATCGATGACGGTGCAGCCAGTACAGCAGGAGGTTCGTGGACATATCATATTTTTGCGCTATCTGCGGTAGGAGGTAACGCCAGATGGCACTTAAATCTTCAACATGCAACCTCTAGCGGTGGCACATATTCGGACGTTTCATCAGCCACGGTTACCGCATCCGATGGCGTTGGTGCTGCAAACACAGCATTCACAGGAACCTTAAACAGATACGTCAAATCCAGAGTGGTGCTGGACGCATCATCAGGATCGTTAACATACGGTATTTCGTACACAAGATTGTAAGATTGTAGGAGTAGGAGGTCGAGAAAATGGCAAAGTTTGACAGCAGCGTTTCAATTTTGAAGTTGGATGACACGAGTGGTAATTTGCAGAATGTTTCCGCTTACATAACCGATGTGTCAGGTCTGCCCGGACCGAGAAATCTCAACGAGGTCACGGCTCTGGGAGACACGGGTTCTAAATTCCATCCGGGGTTACAGAACGCAACGCCTTCCATTTCGGGTCACTATGACAATACTGCAACATCAGGACCTGATGTTGTCCTTGGGGCGATGAGGACTCATACCGCAGCAATGGAGTTTGAGTATTTCCCACAGGGTGCAGGTGGGTTTAAGTATTCTGGCATGTACTGGGTCACAGACTATTCGATCACATCGGCAGTCGGCAGCCAAGTCAGTTTTACGGCAAGCCTACAGGTTGACGGTGCTGTGACAAGAGAAGCACACGATGCCTAGTAATGTAATCAGGCTGGAACTGCCGTCAGGCAACTGGTGGGAAGTCGAAACACGCCCAAAGTGGGGTGAGATGATGAAGATTCGCCGAGAGATGCTGCGGATCACCGAGGCTGATGGCGAGGATGAGGAACAGCTTACACAGGTGATGACAATGCTGACTAGGGACTGGAGTTACACCAACGGCACGGCTGACACCAAGCTGGAGATTTCGGTTGAATCGGTCAACGAAATGGACCTACTGGACGCAGCGGAGGTGATGCACACGGTGAATGAGCAAGTCATCCCTTTATTGACAGCCGTTGGCGAAAGACAGCAGCCGAAGGACTAGCAAAATCGCTGGCTAAGAAAGAATTGCCAGATGAGTGGCAGGAATCGCAAATCCTAGCGGAGACCCATTGGACATGGCAACAGTTACAGGAAACGCCAGCGGATGTTGTGAACCGGCTAATGTTGTTTCTGCAAGTGAAGTCAACGATAGACTCAGGTGGAGAGATGACATTCGATGGCTAAGAACGAAAAAATTGAGATTGAAGGGTTGGACAAACTCCTCAAGAAACGCCTCAAAGATAACAAATGGATGGCTGATGCTATAAACATGGCAATGGCTAAGAGTGCTGCTGCACTTCAAGCCGAGGCAATCATCTTAGCACCTGTTAACACGGGTGCTTTAAGGCAATCAATAACCACGGAGGTCGATAAACGACCTCCTTTTGCGTCATGGGCTACAGTTGGTCCGACTGTTGCATATGGCAGATGGGTGGAGTATGGGCGAAAGCCGGGAAAGATGCCGCCAGTTGATGCACTTGAACCGTGGGTTAGGCTCAAGCTAAAGGCAAAGAATCCGAGAAGGGTGGCTTTTGCTATAGCCATGAAGATCGCCAGAGAGGGAACCAAGGCGCAGCCGTTCTTAGGACCCGCTTGGAAGAAGGCAAAACCAAAAATAGAGACAATTATGAAGAAGGTTCGCCGTGAACTGCTGACAGATTGGGGCAAGAAAATATGACCACACAAGATTTGACCATCAAACTGAAGATGAAGGACGAAGCCACCAAGGGCATGGGCAAAGCCAGTCGTGGCATTAAGGGACACGCCACCAAGATTCAAAAGAACTTTGGAAAGGTCGCAATGGTTGGCGGTGCTGCACTTGGTGCTGCTGGAATGGCTGCGCTCAAACTGGGCGATATGTTCAAGGAAGCCGAGAACACCATTGCTGCTGGCACAGGTGCAACAGGTGAGGCTCTGGAAGACCTCAAGGGCTCTTTCAAGGATGTATTCGCTGACGTTCCTGATGATGCCCAGACTGTTGCTACGGCAATCGCTGACATAAATACGGAGTTTGGGTTCACCGGAGACCAATTGGAAGAAGTAGCAAAACTGGCTCTTGGTGCAGGTCGGGCGATGGGTGAAGATATGTCCGGTCTGATCAAAGCCACGGCAGATACATTGGTAGCATTTGGCAGACCGATGACGGACGCAGAGGGGTTGATGGACAAGTTAACCGTTGCGTCACAGGCATCCGGTACATCAATGCAAGGCATTGCTGACAAGGTTGTAAAGTTCGGACCTCAACTCAATGCAATGGGATTGCCTATGGAAAAGGCAGTCGCAATGATAGCGAACATGGAGGCGAAGGGGATTAACGCTGGAAAGATGATGCCCGGACTTTCCACAGCCATGAAAAAACTGGCTGATGAGGGTGTCACCGATATAACCGGAGGGCTACAGGATGCAATATCTGCTATTGAAAATGCCGGATCGGATACCGAGGCACTAGGGATAGCGATGGACACATTCGGTGCAGGTGCTGGCGTGGTGTTCAAGGATGCCATCGAAAAGGGTGGATTCAAACTTGACGATATGCTGGAAGCAATGAACAACTCGGACGGTGCATTAAAGAACCTGTCCGAGAGTACCCTAACCAGCGCAGAAAAATTCGATATTATGAAGAACAAGGTGATGGGCGCATTGGAACCTGTGGGAGGGTTCGCTAGTGCTGCTGGTCCTATGCTTATGATACTGCCGGGACTGTCGGGTGCTATCGGTGTGATGTCTACTGCTATGGCTGGGTTGTCTCTCAGCATGGGTCCAGTTTTGATTGCTATTGGTGCGATTGCTTTAGCGGTCGGTTTGGGCATTCTAATCTGGAAGAACTGGGATACGATTGTCGAAGCCGTTAAGAAAACATGGGATACGGTCAGCACAGCGATTTCAAACATATTCAATTCCAAGTGGGGCTGGATATTGCCGGGTGGGGCTTTGATAAAAGCATTTTTAATTATTAAGAATAACTGGGACTATATATGGGACGCAATGAAAAAGACTTTCGATTTTGTGGTTGGAGGAATCAAGGGTGGAGTCAACTCAATTATTGATGCGTTCAACGCATTGATTCGGGGAGCAAACAAGGTGAGTATCAGCGTACCGAAATGGGTTCCGAAGATTGGTGGCAAGGGATTCTCGTTAAATATCCCCACAATCCCAAGGATGGCTGAAGGCGGTATTGTGACAAGACCCACGGTTGCCCAGATTGGTGAAAAAGGACCAGAGGCGGTTATCCCTCTCAAGAGAGGCGGTGCAGGGTTGGGTGTTACGGTCAACATCAACTTCCCTTCACGGGGGACTGTTTTGCTGGGCAATGACATGGCAGCAAGGAAACTGGCACAGCAGATAACTCCCCTGATCAGGCAAGCCCTCAGAGGACAGCAGGGATTCGCATAAATGCCTAAACCAAAATACCGAATTAGAGTGGACTGGAATCACGGAGGTCTGGGGGCAAAGAATACTGCCACCGATTTCACTACGGCAATTGACGATATAACCAGCGATGTAAGGGCAATAAGCCTGACGCATAACCGAGACCTGAAAAATGGGGTAATTGATGCTGGTCTGTTGAGTCTTGAACTCAACAACCATTCAAATGATTATGCCTCAACCAACAGCAGTTCTGACCTGAATGGATTGCTGCTGCCGGGGAAGCCCATCTGGGCGCAGATGTTCTATCCTTACGACAGTTTCGGAGGGGGCAGCGAGGCAGCATTGAACGGCACAAGCCCTGACGAGGATTCTGACTGGTCGTG